AGGCACGTTTGCCAAGCTGCTCCGTCAAAAACTTCTGCGGTAACATCAACTTCCTGCCAAGCTGCGCCATCGTAAACATACAACGTGGTGATTGTCTGCCAAGCCGAGCCATCAAAGACTTCTAAGCTGACAGCCATTACGCCGTGTACCTGCACCAGATGGTGCCGTAGGGGTAGTCACCACTCGCGGCGTCCGTAGAGATCACCACAGCCGCGAGAGGGGCGGCGGTGTCACCGTCTGCCGTGTCCAGGTTGATACCATCGTATCCGTCTCCACCAGCGTCAGCAGTAGCGGCGAGCACGGCCTGAGTCCCGGCGAACTGGAGATCCTCTGCCACCATGTTCAGCGTGACTCCCATACTGATAACTCCGTCCGACTCCAGCTTGTCGACCCACAACTCCGCGAACACCTTGGTGCTCGCGCCGATGGTCTGCGTGCTGTCGTTGCTGACCGCGAGGTTGGCGGCGTTGAGTATTACATCGCCACCGTTCGGAGTCAGGTATATGTCTCCGACGTCCGTTGTGAGGAGGCCGTTCGTCCCGTCGTGCTTCAAGCCAATGTAGGTGCCCCACGAGGAGGCAGCCGACCCGAAGACTCTGAGATCCGCGTCGTTCGTCCGTGCAGACGCGAAGCCAGCATAGAAGCCAAAGACCGTCAACGCGGAATCCTGATGGTCGAATACACACAACTCACGCCCGTCGAACTCAATCGTCGGACAACCAGTCTGCCCTCCACCACCACCTGATGCACCAGCGTCAAGTTTCAAGATGGCTGGGTCCGTACCACCCCCAGCGTCAATCGTCAATACAGGTGAGTCTTTAACTACCGAGAAGTTGGCGTCTGTCGTAATGGTGCCGTCACTCTTGAGCGCGTCCGTCCACACTTCTGCCCACACAGCCCCGGTCTTACCAAGGTCGTTGGCGCTGTCGGCGTCAGGGAAGATGTCATGCCCGAAGGTCGCGTCACCTGTTGCACGAGTGAACTTGAGGGCGCTTTCGATAGCGACCCCATTGTCGGCGTATGCAACGATGTCAAGATCAGAGCCAGCGTTCGAGCCACCTTCGGCAGCGTTATCGGCCTCTATCAGCCACCGCTTCGAGCCAGAAGTTTCAAACCGCAGTTTCCTCGCCTGGGCGGCTGGGCCTGTAATCCGAACAGAGATGTCTTCGCCCGCGTCGTTCGCGCCAACGTTGATGTCACCGTCGAAGATCCACACACCTTCTCCACACGTACCTGGAGTGATGTACGACGCAGCGATTTTGTTGTCCTGCAATAGCACGCCATCGATCGTGACTCCCACACCACCCGTCGCCTCTGAGATCGTATCTACTAGAACAACGCTGTCCTTAATCTGCACGCCATCGATTGTAACGCCGGCTGCGCCCGTCGCCTCGTTGATGATGTCTACTTCGATCGAGTCGCCGTCCGTCATGATGAGTTTGTCCGCCGCGATCTGCACTACGGTCGTGGTCGCGACTTTCAAATCCAACGTGGACGCTGCATCGATCTCCATTGCGTTATCAGAAGTGATCTTGTCTACCCACAACTCGGCCCAGACCTTAGCTGTCGATCCCAAGTCCAACCCGGAGTCGCTGATAGGCAGGAAGTCCTCGTTGACAGCACCGTCCTTGAACGTGATGCCTTCAATGGTGACACCCGCAGCACCAGTGAACTCCGTAATACCGTTTACTTTGAGGCCGTCTTCAAGTGCTAGTGTTCCGTCGAACATCCAACGCGCGTTATCGAAATCAAAGTAGAAGTCATTAGCCCACAGCAAGCCTGCACCCTTAGCGTCGTAAGGAACGATTCGCAACTGAGTCGCGCTCGCTCCACATTGGCCGAAGTACAGCGCATAGTCGGTGTCGTTGTTGTTCGTAACGACAAGCCCACTAGCGTGTGTATTCCAAGGCGCGGCAGGCGCGTTGAGCGTAAGATGCCCTGTCACCGTCAATGCAGGCGTGCAAGTAATCGCCCCATCGCTCTTGAGCGCGTCAGTCCACACCTCTGCCCACACACCACCAGTTTTGCCGATCAGATCAGCGCTGTCAGCGGAAGGCTCGATGTTGTTGTCTTTGAGAAGCGTACCCTCTATCGTGACGCCCGCATTCGCAGTCGCCTCATCGATAATATCGATCTGCATTCCCTGACCGTCAGCGAAGATCCAGAGGCTCTCCGAATGATCGTACTGGAGCTTCGTCGTGTTATCCGCTCGGAACAGAAAATCGCAAGGCGTAGAGGCTTCTGTACCGCCGTACATGTAGATGTTGGCACCTGCGGTGATTCCACTACCTCCTGAAATACCGATTCCACCCGTATCATTGATGAGGCCATGAACGGCTCCGCCGTCGACCAACACTACGTCATTGTCTTGCAGCAACACGCTGTCGATCGTCACACCCACCGCGTTCGTCGCCTCATTGATGATGTCTACTTCGATCGAGTCGCCGTCCGTCATGATGAGTTTGTCTGCGGCGATTTGTGCGACCGTCGTAGTCGCCACTTTGAGATCCAACGTGGACGCTGCATCGATCTCCATCGCATTGTCCGAAGTGATCTTGTCCACCCACAACTCGGCCCACACACCAGCCGTCTTACCAATCAGATCAGCGCTATCAGCGGAAGGTTCGATGTTGTTGTCTTTGAGTAGTGTCCCTTCGATCGTCACCCCTGCGGCAGCAGTCGCCTCATTGATGGTATCTACTTCGAGAGTCATGCCATCTAGCAAGGTCAACCCACTCGCGTCCAATGTCATGTCGTATGGCTGCCCCGCGTTCCACACCAGCTCCCAATAGAACTGGCCTTGCTCAGTAGAAGGCCCTGGATTGGAGAACCCATAGTCACCGTGAGCCTCGTCGCCAGAAGCGTCCTCAGCCTTGAACCGAATGTGCGCTCCCGTCACATCACCGTGCGTCAGGTTCTCCAGGCGCAGCGTAGGCTCGCCCGAGTGAGGGTGCTTGATCGTCACAAGACCGTCAGTGAAGGTGAAGTTGCCAGCCGGGAAAGTCTGCGCGCTGATGTAGTTCGCAGCAATTCGATTATCCTTCACCAACACCCCGTCGATGTTCACGCCATGCGCGGAAGCCGCCTCATTGATGTGGTCGACTTCAATCGAGTCGCCGTCTGTCATGATGAGCTTGTCCGCCGCGATCTGAACGACAGTCGTAGTCGACACCTTGAGATCCAGCGTAGAAGCGGCGTCGATTTCCATAGCGTTGTCAGAGGTGATCTTGTCCACCCACAACTCGGCCCAGACCTTCGCTGTAGACCCCAGATCCAAGCTGCTATCGGAGATCGGCAGCACGTCCTCGTTGAACGCCCCGTCTTTGATCGTCAGTCCCTCGATCGTCACTCCTGCGGCAGCGGTCGCTTCGTTGATGATGTCCACTTCAATCGAGTCACCATCTGTCATGATGAGCTTGTCAGCCGCGATCTGCGCGACTGTCGTGCCGGCGATTGAAAGATCCAGAGTGCCGACTGCATTGATCGTCACGGCGTTGTCTGAATCGATCTTGTCTGCCCACACTTCAGCGAAGCACGCGCCCGTCGCTCCCAAGTCGAGCCCTGAGTCAGAGATCGGCTTGAAGTCTTCATTGACGCAACCGTCTTTGAAAGTGATCCCTTCGATCGTCACCCCACCCGCGGCGGTCGCTTCGTTGATGTGGTCTACCTCTATAGCCTTCCCATCCGCCATGACGAGTTTGTTCGCTGGCGTGATGGTGATCTCGCCTTCACTCTTGAGCGCATCCACCCAAAGCTCTGCAATCTCTCCACCCGTCACCCCGATATTGTACGTCGAATTGGCCCCCGTAAGAAGATGACCAGACCAGTTACGCGAGCCAGCATGGAGAAGATACAGCGCGTGATCGTCATCGCCTCGCCCGTCGATCGAACCGTGATCGATCGGATCATCCCCGCCTGTCTCATGAGTAGAAACGTGCGTGACCAGTCCCAACAGTGAGGCGGGATACGACGCAACTTCCTGCATGAACCGCTCGACATCGCGACGGAACTGCGCCTCGTTTACCTGACTGTACTGTGTATCCGGCCTGGGAAATGCCGGAACTGCTGCTTTGGAGTCAGCCATCTATCGGAGCCCTCCAGGCACCACATTTAGTCGCGGCACGCCCACACGCCATCCGACATTCACTTGGATGATCTTCAACCGCACCTGGCGCCCTGAGAGCCGTACACTCGTCGGATTCGCCAAAGTAATTCCTGTCTGCGAAGTCTCTGTAGCGTCTGGGTACAGCGCAGCATACAACTCCGCAGACACATCACCCAGCGTCTTGTCGTCCGGAACGATCCCGCGAATCATCATGATCTGATCGCCCCGAGCGATCTCGATCGGCCCGCTCTCCGCAGAGGGCACGAGCGTAGTCGAATCGTCTGTGTCGACAAAGCCATCGCCGCGCTCATGGTCATAAACCGCCCCGGTAGCATCCGTCAACATCGGGTACTCGAAGGCTCCACGATCCACACCGCCCGTACGAGACAACTGCGCTAGACTGAAATGCCCCTCGACGTAATTATAGATCGCGATGCGATCGTTCTCTGTTGAACCCGCACTCGGATAGCAGAACCAAACCTCGCCCCATTCTGAGAACGGAATTGCAGCAATCTTGGACCGCTGCGTCTTGTTGATGTCAGAAAAGATGTAGTCACTGATCTCGCAAGGGATCGGCTGCACGAATCCATCGTACAGGTAGAACCCCCGGTGACTCATCCAAATTGCTTTACCCTCCACGAGCGCGACTGCCTGTCGGGAGATGATCCCACAGTTAGCTCCGAGCGGAGCGAAGGTGTAGACCAGCGTCCCGCCGATCCAGCGCATCGCGAAGATGTCATGGTCCGTCCAGAGCAATGTTTCGTTCCGCGCCCGTCGCCCGCACATGAGCTGGCCGGCGCCGGGCAGAATGAAGTCACCCGCGTCATTACCCTCGGCAGCCGTCCATGTCGTCTCATCTTCCTGATCGCTCCACTGTACCTTCCGGCCATCACCGCCCGCCCCAAGAGCCACCACGAAGCGCTCCGGCGTCACGACAACAGCCTTGCAACTCGTAGGCGCGCTCGCGTCCACTACCGCCAAGTCGCCCGTCAAATTGTAGGATAGGATCTTGCCGTCTGAGTAGCAACACGCGATCAACTTCTGACCGAACGAATCGAACTGCCAGCTATTCGCTTCCACGAGAGTACCCTGCGCCGGATCGCCTTCACCATAAGCGAAGCCACTGTAGAGTGCATTCCCATAGTTACTCACTGTGAGCGTCGCGTCTGCACCACCGGCTGTGTATCCAGAAGCAGGAGTAATCTCATCGAGCACGCCCTCACTGAATGAGTACGCTTTCGCATTCGTCCCGAGCGCAAGCCAAGGCTTCTGACTATTTGCACGCCAAGCGAGCGCGCCGCGTATCACCGCACTCAGGTCAATGTCAGCTGTGCCGCCTGTGGTGGTCATGACCTTCTGCCAACCGCCGACAGCCATCATAGCCCCGCTATTCCAGCGGACCAGGTCCGCGTCGTACCAGCGCCCCTTGGCCTGGTACTTCGTGCCGTTCCGCATGAGGCCGGGTGGCAGTTTCAGGGGGATGTAAGGCATTAGATTTTCCACTCCGGGTCTGTAATTTCTAGCTCGAACTCGTTCACACCCTCGAAGATCGCCATGAACTCTCGAAAGGATACCTGGGAGTGATAGACCGCCATCTTCTTCACCCACTTTCCTGTATCCTCGTCCATCACCGTCAGGAGGCCAAAGCCCTGACCGATGAGCACACAGCCCTGTGTGTCCTCTTCCGTGTTGCCAGGGTGGAACAAAATGCGATCGCGATTCGGGACTCCAGTGATCTCGAATGTCCCAAACCCATGCTTATGATAAGTCGTTCGCTTGCATGCATATGTGCCCGCAGGAATCCGCGAAATGTCCCTCTGATTGTCCAGCCCTTCCTCTTCTAGCGTATCGAAAACGCTCTCGTCAGCGATCTCGAAGTGGCCGAACGTGCCGTCTTTACTCTCCGCGAACCTACGGATTCGGTACTGTGCCATCGGGGGTGCCTCCGCCGTTAGCCTTGAGTGTCGTCGCGCGCTTCCCTACGTTCGCGGCCTCGCCGGCCCCGAGCGCGACTACCAGCCAGATGATGATCGGTTCCAACTTCGCCGGGTCTTTGTCTAGGAAGAACCCGGCCAAGCCGCAGAGAACCGTCAGGATGAGGAGCACGCGCACTACGAAGCGCCCCTTGTCCGTCATGTTCATGTTAGCGATCGGCGCCTTCATGAGAACATCGCCTTGAAGCCTGCGGTGACGGCTGCAATAAGGATTGCGATCAGCGCGCCGATCACCGTCTTGATGCGCTTACAGTTCACGCCCGACTTCACCTCGACCGTAGTCAGCCGGTGCTCTGTCCCGACCACGAAGTCATTGAAGTCGCTGGAGAAGGCATCGAACTTCTGTTCCTGCCGTTTCTGACCTTCCAGAATAACCTCGAACGCATCCATTATTCTAACGTGCTCCCGACAGATCCAACCCAATCGCCAACTTCGCCGTTCTTCTCGTGGCGAATCCAGAAATAGTAGTCATCTGACACCTTCTTTTCCGTCTCCATCAAAGTAGCGCCTGGAGATACGGTGCCGCAGACATTTGAAGGCGGGTCTGCGTCCTCATCTTCGTCGTAGGCCATGCGGGTATGTGCGGCTTTGTCGCCTGTCACCCAGGACAGCCCAACACAGGTGCCGTACTTCCCTTCGTAGTGGTAGACCGCCAGTTCAGTCGGCAACGCATCCGGCCCGTCACCGGAAGGCTCCTCATAGCCCGCAGCCGCCATCGCGAATCCGTGTAGCATTAGCTCGAATCCTCCATGCACATTGATCCGTAAATCGTAGTGCCTCCGTCTCGTGTGTAGAACACCAGGATGTCGACACCGCTCGTGGTGAGAGTAGGCGTGGTTCCGCCCGGCCACTTCACCGCAGAGGGCCAAGCGATCGTCTGCGACCCTCCGTTAGTGATCTCGATGGAGAAGAAGCAAGCCTTCCCGCTCGTTGGCACATTCGAGAAAGTGATACCCGAAATTGCGCCCGTCACTGTTCCATAGAAACAGTTCGCCGTGTCCAGGTCGAATGCGATCGCCCCGGTTAGGTTGCCTGAATTCACCGTAGTATAGTTCTCCGTAAGTATGACGAGATCGCCCGTCATGGTGCCGCCTGCCTTCGGAACCGCAGCATTCGCCACGACTGATACGGCTTTCACTATCGCGTCGATTCCCGTAGTGGTGTCTCCGATGATCGTGTTCAACTCGGTGCCCCACGTACCGGAGGAGCCACCTACCGCTGGTAGATCCCAGCTATAGTTGGCGGTTGGGTCTTGGGTAGCCATATCTCTTCTCCTATCCTATTGGACGGCGAGGCATTGCACGCAGAGAACCCCCGTACTCGCCTCGCCAGTTATCCTTGTTCAGTTCTTCCAACGCCGTCTCAAGGCGCTTCTCCCATATCGGAATGCGAGTGTCGTCTTTCAAGTACGGAGACGCCTCGATGAGCGCGCCGTACAGATAGATGTCAGGATGGCTGGTGAGCAGCCAATTGCTTGTCTGGCTAGTGCTGAGTGACTGAAGCCGCACATCGTACGTCATCTTCAAGTCATAGGTGGTGTCTGGCTCCGGCGCCATGCGGAGCTTCCCATTCACGACCGCGAACCACTTCGGCACGCCCGAGTCGCCGTGCATTCCTTTCATTCGCCCGATCAAGTCCGCAGGGATGCACTCCAGCTCTCCATAGAAGGAGTCGCCGTCATGATAGAGCGAAAGGACCGACTTGAGATCGGTCGGAAGATCCATGTCATCCGCGGTGACGCTGAACGTACGATCGAATACGCTGCGAACGCGAGGGTCGCGTTTGAAGCGAGCCTCCGCCAGCGTGATGAAGTCTACGACGATCGAATCAAGGTCACTCCGGTTCAACCAGTTCGTCGCTATCGCCGTCTGTAACTGTGCATATGTCGTAATTGCCATTAGCCTCTGCCTCGTCCTTTAGTATCGCCTGTTGTGTGACTTCAGCATGTCCACACTCATATTTGAACATGCCCATGTGCCCGCAATCCTTCGAGAGATCATGATCGATGTAGACATCAATTCCTGCATCCCCCAGCAAGCGGCAGAAGAACGCATCCTCGCCGCACCAATCGTTCAGCTTGGGATCGTATATGTTTTGGAACCAGGGAGGCGGAGCGAGATTGTTCATCACACTCATCCGCATCAGTACAAGACCAAATCCGATGTACTGAACTGTCTCCAACCCGGTCGACTTCTCCGTCGTCCAACATTTCGTCGCCGGCTCCTCTGTTTTGATCGCAACGAAGTCACATGGTACTCTCCTGTTCGAGTAGTTGATCCCCACGATGTCAACGTTGTGCTTCAGCAACCGCAGAAGCGCATCCTTCGGGAACCTCATGTCTGTGTCCACCCAGAGCATGTGCGTCGCCTTGTTCCGAATCGCGTCGTCCAGCAAATCCTGCCTCATGCAATGAATGTACGTGCCGTGGTTCATGTTGACCGCCATCTCCGCCAGGTTGTTCGCGCCCAGCGTCAGCGCCGTGTACGCGCACAAGTTCGCGAAGTCGTACATGAACATCGACGGCACCACATCATGTGTCGGCATCGAGATCACGATCTTGAAGGGCTCGAACCCTTCTCCGGTCGGCTCCGCTACCTCCGGTTCCTTGATTACTCCGCCTTCAACAACGGCAAGGCGGGGCTCTCTTCCTTCTTCTCGGTCTTGGTCTTGTCGGGACTCCATAGTATCGGGCCTTTTTTCATGAGCCTTCCTGGACGAGTCCGAAAGGCTTCGTTGTCTCTATCTTCTATCCACTTCAGAAGCGCCTTCTCGTCTTGGGCGATTCCTTTCCTCACCAGTTCGTACCAGATGACAGTCGGGATAGAAGCGACTTTGTGTAGATCCCCTTTCCAGGGTGCTTTCGCATCAAACTCTTTGAACTCCGCTCGATTCAGCTCGACAACCGGCTGAACGTCCTGAATTGCCTCGATCCCAAACTCACCTGTCGCTTCGTCGTAATGGAAGCGACTCTCTTTCAGCGTATCCGGATCTCGACTTAGAACTCTGCCCTTGCTCATAGTATTGGCACCTTCCATGAAATGCTGACGCCCACCCCGACGCACATCGTTCCCGAACTGCACACTCCGGCGAAGGGACCGACTCTGAAAGACGGTATCCACTCGGGCGGAGGGATCGGTCTGTCATCTAGGACGGTCATCAGCGAATCGTTCACAACGAGCAGCGCGTCATAGCTCAGTTGGAGCTTGTCGGCTGCGCTGCGCTGTAGGTCGTAAGCGTCGCGGAGGTTCTGATTCTCTATCACCAGGGCCTCTACGATCGCCACGACCGGCGCGCAGGTATCGGGAGCTGCGGCGATGATACTGTCCACATGGATCGTATCCACCACAGATGGCAAACTCGCGAGCGAGTCTGCGCGAAGCCTCATCTCCAACGCGATAGCTGCGAGGGAGTCAGCGCGCGCAGTCTCAGCCCGCGAGAATTCCTGTACCGCCTCGACGCGCTCGTTCCACTCACGGAACCGGCGATCAAGGTAGGAATAGCCGGCTGCCGCCGCCCCCAAGAGGGCGACGGCCACCAGCGCGAAAATTACTAGCCGGCGCACCGGCCTTACTTCCTAGTCATCCCGGAGATCCGGGTCAAAGGCCACCGTGGTCGATCTGATACCCTCGACAACCTCTGCGCTCATCTCAGTTATTTCCACGAACTCTTCCACCCACTCATCGTAGTCACCTGCACCGCCCGAGAGGTACGCGCCGTTCGACCAGGCGCCGTCGCCCGAGTCTTTCAGCTCGATCTCGTTGCCGCCCCTACCTGGCGATTTCGCGATGATCTCGATGCCATCGTCTCCGATAGCACGAGCGATGACCGTCTGGTGAGGCTGCGTCTCGGCTCCGTAATAGATCCCCTTGTGGGAATTATCCGGGTCAGCAATCATCGCCTCCAAAAGCCGATCGCGCATAGCGGTGACGTTCTCTTCGTCCGTACCGTCATGCTCCAACAGAATCCGATCCTCTGGATTGCTGACACTCGACACGAAGCGATAGTTGTGCGATCCGATGCGAACATAGTCGTTTTCAACTATGCCGCGCTCACCAGTGAAGTTCACGTCCGGAACCACGAGATCCGAATTGGTTGGATCAATCACTCCACTATACTCGCCATACTCTTTCGCAGTAACCCAAACATGACCCACGCCGTCGTGGAAAGCGGTGTAGTTCTGCGTTCCCGCAACAAACAAAGGCTGAGTGACGGCATACTGCACGCCAGGCTGCCCTTCTGCGTTTATCAGGTCCGTAAGGTTCTGCGCAGTCACGCGAGGGTTCGCGTCGATGAGTAGATCGTAATACCCCGGAACTGCGGGGTTCAGTGTCCACACGACAGTCCACCCAGCGATGACAGTATTCCGTCCGCTGATAGGATTGTACGTGCTCAGGTCGATCATCGTACTCGCCTTCACAAGCGAGCTAAACGTATAGGTGCTTTTTGCCCGCACCATAGGTGTCGCCTGGGCCATCTTACTCGCCCGTTTCCAGATACGCTAGCAACGCGATCAGCTCCGCATTCAACTGACATGCGGCCTGCATCTCGTTGA